TCATAATATCTTAGTTAAATTTTCTTGTTTTAAATTTTCTTGTTTTAAAAGTTTGTTTTCTTTTTATAAGCTTTCTTTTTTTAGGTTTCTCCTCCTCTTTTATACCTAATTCCCAGTCTTGCCAACCAGCAAATAATGCTACTCTCTCCCATAGCTCCATATCACTTTCTGTTGCCTTAACTACGTTGTTTATTTTCTTAACAACTCTATCTAAAGGTATATTTGTAAGAGCAGATACGACATTACCACCAGCTAAAAAAGCTGGGTTATCTAAACTAAAACCTTTTGTCATCATCTCTTTTTTATTCCATTCATAAGCTCTAGCAGCTTGATTTATACGAGAGATCTTAGCTGATATAGGTGGTGAAATTTTAAGAAGCTCATATCCAACCTTTTCATACTTAGGTCTTTTCTTTTTAGACTCTTTAATTATTCTTATAATAGCGTTTTTACCTACAGAAATAACTGATCCCGCAATACCAGTACCTCTTAGTAATGAATCAGCCATACCGTTAGCAATACTAACATACTTTTCTTGTTTCTTTTCATCTTCAGGTTCTTCATCACCGAAAGCCATAGCAAATAAAGCTTGCTGCACAGCATTGAATATAATGTTTTGAACTGTTGTGTAGTATATTATTTTACTTATATTAGTTTTAGCATCACCTCTACTATTTTTAAGATCACGTATCGCTTTATCTGTTAATCTAGCATACTGAGCAGGTGTATTAGCAAAAGCTAATATTAATCTACCTAGTGGTCCGGCTTGCTGCGCTGATATTTTATCTGGTCTAGAAGACTGTTGAGACTCTTCAGCGTTTTCTCTAAAATCTTGAAAAGCTTTTTCCTCCGCTTGAGCTTGATCCATACCTTCTTTCATATATGTTTTAGCCCTGTTTCTATAGAAAGTAGCTCCTCCAGATGCAATAGCAAAACTATCCGCTATTTGTGTAGGTGCAAAACCTAACTGTAACAGTTTGTTTATAACACCTCTTGGTCCTTCCTGTTTAGCCATGTCTGCTATATCAGCTTCACTGACATTTATACGTAAACCAGATCTACGTTCTTTCAAGAAGTCTGAGTTCATCAATGTAGTAAAGTCTTTCCAGTATTGTTTTTGATTACCAAAAGCTTTAGCTGCAGCATAAGGATTGTTGTCGGTAAAATTAACGAAGTTAACAGCAGACAAAGTTTGAAGTATAGCCGATCTAGTATTAAAGAACATTATAGCACCAACACTACCCTGCAGCCAATCGGTAAATCTACCGGTTAAGCTATCATCAGAGAAAGATCTATTTCTACCAGTCTTCATACGTTGCAAACTGTTCTCTAAGGCTTTAACATAATTTATACCATAAGCAGCTTCTAATTTGTTTTTATTTTCTTTGCTGAATATTGCATCAACATTTGCTTGCCATTGCTCTAAGTATTTAACTCTTTTAATAGTATTTAAACCTCTTAACATATCAGTGGATATACTACCAGATACCCAACTCTCTCCAGGTTCTGGATACATATCGCCTTTTTGTATAGCCATTAATTGATCTGCAAATACCTGTAGCTCAGCATTGTTTGCTACAAAACTATTTAAATCTTTTAGATCATTTTTACTTATACCGGGCACTTCAGTACCTTGCTTACTCCAAACATACACCCTAACAGCTTGTTCTCTAGTCCAGGGCTCTCCAGGTATTTTTTTACGTAAATTTTTAGGCACAATACCTAATTGTTTTTTTAATGCTCTATAATCGTTCATCATAGCAAGTCTTGCTGAAGACAAATCATTCATAGCTCTAGCGTAAGGGTCTAGTAAGTTTTGTTTATACCAAGCCATTTGAGCATCACCTTCTTTTCCTTTACCCAATGTCTCGTACAATAAACCTACAAAATCTTGAGCAGAATAAGCTATACCTCTAAATACTTTACCTCTACTAGCTCCAGCTACTTGAGCTTTAGCTTTTCCGTAAACTTTCTCAGAAGCAATACCAGTAGCACCTTCTATTATATCGTTAAAGTCTTTGTTTAGTTTACTAGGTTTACTGAATTTAACGTAAGCTTGTTGTACTTTAGATTTAACATCTAAAACACTTAAAGCATCTCTAACGGCTTTAACGTTTTTAGTAGCATCATCTGCAAAATAAAAATCATTGTAACCTTCAGCAGCCTTATCCACCATCCATCTAGCTTTTGCTTGAGCGGTGCCATCACCTAAGCCTGTTATGTTTTCTAATGGAATATTTAACCCCATACTATCTAAAAATTCCTTTATAGGACCAGCAGCATCTTGAGGTCTAGCGGTTAAAACAAACACATCTCTCTCGCCTTTTGCATCATTTATAAATTTAGCAATATCAAGTAAAGGACCTTTTTTGCCATCTATAACTTTACTAAATTCTGAAAAATCAAATGTAGCACCATTAGCTTCCATTTCACCGGCTTTGTTAGCGAATTCAGTAGCTGTTAAAAATCCTGTCTTACCATCAGGCATTTCGTACACAACTCGACTTTTTGATCTAGCTAATGTATCGTCAAAGTCAAATACCCTAATTTTTTTAATTGGAGCATCAGCATTTCTAGCTATAGACAATGCTTTATCTATATTACCTAAGTTGTTTAATATGTTTTGATTAGTGTTTTTGTTAGATACTTTAGAGAACTTTAAACTGTTAGGTGCCTTGTTATTGTTTGTATTTTTTGTTTTTACGTAATCTCTATAATTTTCAAGTATATTTCTAACCATAATGCCTTCAGCACTAAGTTTATTTCTACTAACACTACCTATTTTTTGAATTTGACTAGAGTTTAAGTTTTGAGCTATAAACTCAGCCATATTTATGCCAGTAAAATCTTTACCTATATCTAATTTATAAGTACCTATAGGTATTTGGTCAACAGCATCTTTACCTAAGAATGTTATAGGATCTACAAAATCTCTAACAGAAGCACCACTAGCATCTTTTTGAACTCTCATTCTTTCTGATATTACCGCCTGCTGCAACTTATCAACGTTTTGCTTTACTGTTTTTCTTAAAACGCTTTCCGATATTTTACCATTAATAAACTTATCAAGTGTAATTAAAAAGTCCTTGTTAGCGTTAAAAAGTTCAATTAAATGCTCATTATGCATTAGCTTATTTTGGTTTTTAGTGTCACCTCTTTCAGGCTTCATACTAAAACTTGTCATAGGGACCATCCCTTTAAATAAACCGGTAGCTCTATTAACTTGAGACTCTAAAACATCAGCGACAAACCCTAAAGATTCCTTGCTTTTATTTTTGATAACAAAATTTACTAAAGATGAATAGCCTCTGTTTAAAAGTTCTCTATTTGATTTTATAGTTTCATCCACAGTGCTTCCTTCGGCTGATAATAGTTTTTCAACCTGTAATTTAGCTTCACTAGGTGTAACACCCTCCTTTAGTACAATGTTTTCAACTTTTCTTCTGAAACCACCCCAGTTTCTCGGAGCAAAGACTGCCCTACTATTACTGTAATCAGAACCAGTACCTACAATAACATCATCTCCAAAAACTTTTTTAAGTAAATTACTATAACCTTTTACTCCATTAGTTATTTCTTTATAGGTCAAAGGTCTTCCACCTAAAGTTATTCTAGTATCTCCAAATCCTACAGAGTCAACAATAGCTTGCTGCACAGACTTAGGTAAATCGTCAAATGTTTTTCCTTTTGGTATTAGATCTTTAATAAAAAATTTATACGTAGATTTTAACTTCTCGGAGTTTTCAACTGAAGTTATATTTTTTTTACCACCCTCTTTTATATTAAGTAAACCTCTAAGTTTTTTATATTTAGATATATTATCGTTTATATTTAATAATACATCTCGAGGTTCTATACCTAATTCTTCTGATATTTTCTGTATTGCTAAAACTTCTTGAGCAACTTGTATATCACTTAATCCTTTAGTTAGTTTTTTAAACTCTTTTGCTTTACTAAACTTAGCACCAGCTTTAATATCTACTCTAGCCTTAGGCTCTGCTGTTTCAGCTGCTTTTTCTACTATTAAGTTTCTAAAAGACATTGCAGCTAAACCTTTTATGGTTTGCGCTTCAGCAGCTCTATAAACGCTACCGTCTATTTTACCTAAAAGATCTTTGTAGTCTTGTACGGTCTTAGTAGGATCTTTCTCCCACTTACCTTTATCGTTTTTTCTATATAAAGCGTTTAGTATATTGTTAGGTATAAATGTTGATTTACCTTCTATAGTACTAGGACCAGCATAAGCATCTGGTAGTAAAGAAAAATCCTTTGCAGCATTATTATCTAGAAACTGTCTTAAGTTTCTTAAACCATCAAGTTCTTTTTTCTGTATATTTCTAGTCTTTTTAGTAAATACTTCTGGATTTAAACCAAAGGCTTTACCAAGTGTTTTAGCTAAGTTAGTACCGATGTTTCTACTCTCACCAAAAGTTTTAATTGGTTTGGTCTTTAAGTCAGTTTCTATGGCTTTATCAATCACATTAGAAACTTCTGAGCCACTAACTCCTAAATTACTTGCTACAACACCAGTATATGTTTTAAGCTTCTTAGGACTTATCTTTTTAACAGGTTTGTCTTTAGCATCAACTACAACTTCTTCAGCTGCTACACCCTTAGCCTCTGTAACATCATCTGTAAACTCTTCACCTAACACTCTTTTCGATGCTTCAATCGCTCTAGCAGGTAAAAATTTATTTATATAAGCAGCTAATGGCACACCTGATTCTGGCTTATATTCCTTTATAAGATCAAATATACCACGCTTACCTGTTTCTATTTCATCAGTTAATAACTGTTTATCAAAATTTGGAGCATCTCTTCTACGCTCTACGATTTTATTTGTTATTGGTTTAAACTTTTCTAGTATATCAAAAGCACCGGCAACACCTTGTTCATCATATATTCTTTGTACCTCTTGAGAAGCTTCTTCGGATTTAGCTTCTTTTACTATTGTTTCATCAGTAGTTTTTACTTTTGGTTTTACTAATTCACCTTCAATACCTTCTGCGGTTGCTTTTTCTTGAGTCTTTGTTAACTTACCTTTAGCAACGCTCTTATTGTAGTCTTTTACAAAGTTGTAAACATCCCTACCCTCATTAAACTTAACTTTAATACCTATACTTTGTAAAGCTCTACGTATTACATCTCCTATTTTTGTAAATACATTTTCGTTAAACTTTATATCACCTGATGTTAAAGCGTCAGAAAAAAGAGTAAGCACCTCCTCGCTTTGAGTAGCTTTATCTGAGTCTTTATATTGTTTTAATCTTTCAGCAAAATTACTATTCTTTATTTTAGAAGTATCTATGTTGTTTATGTAATTGCTTAAGGATTCTCCTAAAGCTATTTGAGTTTCAGGTGAACCTTTTACTGTATTAAAAAGTACAGCATGTAAAAATTCATGACCAGCTATGTTGACTGCTTTTTGTTTTTTAGAAACGTCTTTATTTATGATAATTGTTTGCGCACCTGTTTCAGGGTTTTGATATATAAAACCTTGCTCTTCTGATGCTTTTTTATTATCTACATCAATATTATTTTCTTTTATAAATTCAGATACAGCTTCAGAGTTTTCTAAAGGTTTAAACGTTAAACCCTCAACACCTTTAGCTATTTTTTCTACAGACTGTATATTTCTCTCTACTCTTCTATCACTAGATTCTTTAAATAAAGTTTTGTTTACTTCCTGTAGAGTTTTTAACTTGTCTTCAGCTAACTTTTTAACAACGTCTTTTTGACCACTTTTATTTATAGTAGATTTTAGTTCGTTAATTTTACTTTTGTTATTAGCGTAAGATCTTACTTCATTAGGCGTCATGTCGTTTAACGCTCTGCTGTTTTGCTTTTTTATATTTAATATTCTAGCTGTCTCTAACTCTATAGCTTCATCTATTAAAGCCACTCCTTCAGGTTCAGCACTGGCCTTATCCTTATATAGTTCAGATATTTTTTTACCAGACTCTTCAACTACATTTTTTACTTGGTCAGGCATTAACACATACTCTGCAGCTTGAACAGCATCAACATTTCTATTCCTAACTGCCCCAACCCCTGTTCCTGATATACCAAATACAGATCCAACAATAGCGTCTTCAGCAATCAACTTCCAGTCTCTACCAAGGTCAAAATCTCTACCTGGCAACATAGCCGCGTCTAGTAACAGTGTACTGGTCCTTGTTAAAGCTTCAGAACCTGCTTCGCTAGCAGTGTTGATCCCTAGACCTTTGATTAATGACTCTGATCCGCCCCTTATTAAGTCTTTAGCAGCTTTAGCATTACCTTGATTAGATAATATACCTGCTCTTTTTAACACGCCTCTTGTAGCTAACTCGAAACCAGCTTCAATTACACCAGTTGCTAAAGCATTTGAAACTAAAACACCTGTATTTATAGATGGATCTTTTTCAAACTCTTCTTCAAATTTACCACCAGCAGAGCTACCACCTAACACAATAAGCCCGCCTAAGCCTAAACCAGCAGCTACTATAGAAGGAAGTGACTCTAAAGAAGCTCCAACTGCTCTTTCACCAGCTAAAAGATAATTACCTTCAGCTATATCATCTACTATATTTTGATTTTCGTATTTTCTTATGTATGGATCTAGTTTTTCTGTAAAAGTTTGAAAGTCTAAGCTTCTAGGAGAACCCATAGGGCCTATAGTTCCTGACTTTACAACTCTCATTATAGCCTCTTTATCATCGGCAGTTCCCTCGTAATCATCTCCAAAAACCTCTAAGCCAGCTTCCAGTATAGAAAACTTAGTCATATCTAAAAAGTCTATAGTACCTTTTGCAAAGTTACTAAAACCTCTAGCCGTTTGAGCCGCGTAGCTCTTTATTAAACCAGGTTTGTTTTTTTCTTTTAATAACTCCTTTGCTTTATTATCTAATTCTTCATCTGAAACTTTAAAATCAATAATACCCTTAGAATTATAATCTTCTATTATTTTTTTTCCTGCTATTTCCTTGAGCTTTACTTTTTCTTCGTTTTCCAACTTGTTAAAATCTTCACTAGAAAAATCAATGAAATCTATATTGTCTTTAGATTGTTTTTCTCTATATAGTTCTCTAGGTAACCTTTGTCTGTCGCTGTAGCTCAACTGCTTTTTTTCATCAGCAGTCATTGTTTTAAATTGTTCTAAAGTAACTTCACTATCTTCTTGTGAATCCGAAGAAGTATCTTCCGAAAGCGACTCCGTAACGCCCGCTTGTGATGCTGTCATTGGCTGCACTACATCCGCATCCGCTGCAGCGCTTGTTGGAAAATCCTGTGTCTCGTCTTTAATTTCTTGCTCTACAACTATACCTTCTTCATCTAAAACACCTATAAAAACAGCATTGCTGAATTTACTTAAAAATTCTTGTTCTTTAGCATCAGATACATCATAAGGATTACCGTCAACTTCATATCTTTTTACTGGCATATTTTATTTAATTTTATTAGTTAAAGTCTTGATTAGCTTTACGACCACCATCTCTACTCTGTTTTTTTACAAAATCTTCAAAATCTTTTTTACTTTGCTCTGGAGAAAAAGGCGTATTGTTTTTTAACCCTTCTGTAAAACTATTTTTAGAGCCTTTTGGAAAAGTTTTGTCTATAATTCTCATTATTTCTCTACTAGCTTTATCACCGCCGACTTCACCTTTTATTAAGTCTCTAAGTAATCTTTTACCTTGTGAACTATTTATAGGAAAAGACTTCTCTTCTTGCTCTTCTAACTCTATAATGGCATCATCTCCTTTTCCAACTTTAAACTCTTTATCTGGTGGTCTAACTGTTATTAACCCATCTTTAAATGACATTTCTTTATAAAAACTACCTTCTTCTCCTACAGAAAATCTATCCTCTAAGAAGCTGACCGGATCTTTAAGAAAAGAGTCTATATAGTTTTTAGCTATAATAGGTGCCTCTGATTTATTACCTTCTTCTATTGGTTTAATAGCTCGTCTACCAAGTTCTTTGAATATTATAGGATCATTTTCTTTTATACCAGGCATAACTTCTTGTAGAGTTTTAACATCTTGTGATGTTGCTTTTCTAAAGTTACCTAGTTTTTTAACAGCTTCCATTTCTAATTGACCTTCATAGAAAGCCAGTCTATCTTCTCTAGATTTACTAAAAAAATCTTCAGTCTTCATATCTCCCCAACCAAATCTGTTTCTTACAAAATCAATTTGATCTTTTTCTGATCTAGCATCTAAACCAGCAGCTTTACTCTTTATTTCTGACTTAAACGCTGAGTTATTAAATAGCTTGTTATAATCTAAAACTCTCTCAGTGGTTAAAGACTTTGTACCGTCTTGATTACTTAATGTTTGCTGTAATGTAGGAGTAACGTATAGACTTTCGTTAGCAGTGCCGTTTTTATTTATTAAACCTGAGTTTTCCATCACCGAGTTAATATCTATAGCTGGAGATATTTCGTTTACAAACTGACCTTCTTCTCCCCATTTAGCTAAGTTTCTCTCCCAAGTTATTTTAACTCTACCATCTTTGTCATACTCTAATTCATCTTCATCAAAAGCGTTAGCATTTTTCCAAGCATTGTATGTCTTACTATCTTTGTCTAAGTAACCTACAACCTTTAAACTATTAGTACCATCTTCATTATATACTAGATCTTTTTCATAACTAAAACCTTCTAAAGCTTTATTTTCTAAAGCCCTCATAGCCATTAAGTTCTGTAGCTCGTTTATATTACTATCACCTGCGACAGCATAATTATCAACCAGCTGTTGAGCACTTTTATCTTTTGTCATCTCAAGAGCTGATGTCACATAACCTATCTCTTGAGCACTATTAGACATATAACTTTGATAAGCCTTTACTTTATCTTTATACTCTTTTAAAATGACCTTATCTTTGGGTGGATTCAATGTTAATTGAGTATTATACCATATTGCTCCTTTATCACCACCACCGTCGCCATCGGCTAGTAGTTTTGCTCTTTCAGTAAACTTTTGTTGAAGCGTAACGTCTTTTATTGTTTTAGACATTTTGTTTCTAAGAGCACTTTGCTTTAAATCACCCTGTATCATGGTGGTGTTTATAGCTTCATCTTTCTTTTTCTGAACCTCTTCACCTTTTTTCTTAGCTGCAAAATAAGCTTCTATGCCCTTATTCATTACGTCACCTATTTTAGCAACACCTTGAGCCCATACCTCAGCCGATCTATCTATTATTATTTGTGGGTTTCTGTAACTCATGTTTTATTTTTTTTTATTAACCACCTATTTCTCCAAAAGCACCTCCAACAGCAGCGGATGTTATGTTACCGCCTATTGAACTTAACGCGTTACTCCACGCAGATGCTTTAGCTTGATTAGCCGAAGCCTCTTGAGCTTGTGCTTGTGATACTTGACTAGCTGCTCTATCAAGATCCATATTAGTTCTACTTTCTTCGGCTTGAAACATAAACTGTTGACCAGCTGCTTCTGCTGCTTGCACTCTTTGACCTTCTGATATAGCTACGCTTTGCATACGTTGTTGTTCAGCCATTTTAGCGTTCATTAAGTTTTGCTTTCCTTGAGCTTTCAGCTTTTCGTTTTGAGCTTCTTGTTGCTCTATACTAGCCGCAACACCTTTTTTACTTTGCAAAGCCGCCTGTGCCAAAGCAGTTGCACCTCCAGCACTTGCTCCTGTAGCTCTTAACGTATCTAAGGTATTAGCTAGAGATATATCAGCTTGCTCTATTTGTATTTCGGCCGCTTTTGTAGCTACACCTAAGTCATCAAAGGGATTTGATAATTGACCACTCAAATCAGAAGCTAAACTACTAAGATCTTGTGTTGATGCAAAAGGGTTTGTTATTTCTTGTCTAGAGTTTTTTACAGACTGTAACTCAGCCTCCGCAGCAGCTTTATCGCTTCTAGCTCTTCTTGCTGCTTTTTTAGCTGCTCCTGATGCCACTGCACCGCCGATTGCTGAAAATACTGCCATATTAAAAGAATTTTACTATTTCATGAGAATGACTAGGGTCTACTTTCCACCCAAGCTCCTCATGTGTTTTAATTAATGATTTGTTTCTACCTATAGAGAACATGTACTTTACACCATTACTTTTACAAACCTCTTCGGCTGCATTTATTAAAAGCGCTATAGCTTGTTTTCTGTCAGCCTCCTTATAATCTGGATTAGACACAACCCATTCTAATAAAGCTCCTTTAGAGTTAGTGTAATATATGAAACCTGCCACAATAGGCACGTCTTTTTCAACCATCAAACCTCCTTTACCATTGTCAGGTAAAAAATCTCTAGGTGGATTTTGCCACTCAGGCCATTCATCCCACCAAGAACATAAGGTTTCCCAGTCGCTCTCTTTTAATTTTCTAATATTTAATTGCATTTAATTGTATTTAATAAGCAGATGTCACATAATCTGATGACACTGCGAATAATTCAAGTGGCAAACTTCTGTTGTCACTATCTGATTTTATTGTAACTGTTGAATAATAACCCTTAACACCAGTCATACTAGCACCAAATACAACTTCTCCAGTAGTAGCTGGACTAGAGTTAACTAGATTAGCGTAATACTTACCTTCTTTTTTATCAAACCCAGCATGTACTTTTACTCCATAAGTTGGATCTATATAAGCACCATCGTCAAAACTTAGTACAGGTTTAGACGTGTCATTTGACTCAAAACTTCTAGCCGCATTAAAGCTTGAAACTTCCCAGCCATTAGAGCCTTCGTAGTTCACAGTTTTAAATACTTTTGATGTACTAGGGTTTGGATTAAACACGAACTCTATAGATGAATCGTATTGAAATCCGTATAAGTTATTTCTAAGTGCTGTTGGTGAATAGTGTTGCCATAATTTACCGCTTTTAACTGAATAGTAGTTACTACCTAAGCTAAAAACTTGTTCTGGATTATAGTCGAAAAAACTAGTCCAACCAAGTACAGCTTCATCAAAAGACAATGTATTATAACTACTTGTTTTTTGTAAGCTTAAAACATACTGCTTATTATGAATATCCCAAGCTCCAACAGCTTTACCAGGTATAGATATATTATCTAAAGTTGATAATTCATCTCTAAAATAATCAACCATACCATAGTTAGATATTTCAGTTATACCATCTCTTGATAGTCTTAAAACAGCATTTCTATTTTTATCTGTAAAGTATTTTCTATAACCATATACAGCAAAGCTTTCTGGGTTTTTACTTATACCGAAGTTTCCTGCGTAAGGTACTATTTGACCTATAACTAAGTTAGATGAAGTAACACTACCACCTCCTTCAGCGGAGTATATAGCGTCTTTATCTATTAGTGCTCTACTAACTTTATTTTCTTGAAATACAATTAAGTTAGTATCTTCAGCATAAAGCTTTTGTATACTACCATTAGCTGGATCTACAGATTTAGTTATATCTTTACCAACACTAAATACGTTAGTATCGTTTACACCTGTTCTAGAGTTAAATATACCCGAGTATATCATTGAGTTAGATCTAGTTGATGAGTTAGGCTCGTCTTCAACTAAATAAGCTCTAACACCGTAAGACACGTTTGTATTGTTGTAACCTCCTCTAATTCTTGCCTCCTCAATATAGTAGCTATAATTTTGATTAACCGTGCTTGATGATAAAACAGGGTAACTACCAGCTACACCGCTAGGCACACCAGTGGATCCATTCCAAACAGGAACATTACTATTGTTCTGAGTCTTCTTTAAAATAAAAGAGTTAAAAAACTTAACTTCTATTACTGCCGCCATTGTTTTATAATTACTTGTTGATTAGATAAATTACTAAAAAGGTTCAGGATCATTTACTTCTTCAAAATTAACACTAAATGTTTTTGTAACACTTAAGTTTGATGGGCTACCACCATCCTCTAGCTTTAGCTGAAAAGTTCCATCACCTACAGATGTACCATTGGTATTTATAACTGATATACCATCTGTTGTGTCTATCTCAAAACTACCAGCACCAGACTGTGCACTTATAGAAAATATTAAATTATCTGTTGATTTACCACCAGCTGGATTTGAACCATTTACTCCTGTTGCTTTACCGGTAGGTGTACCACCCACTAAAGGTACGTCTCTAGCGCCTTTGGATAGCATTATGGTATCACTGTTGTTGTTGCTTATAATAGGAACTATATTTGTTAATGATTGATTAAGTTTAGAAACATTACTCGCAGGATCTCCATTGCTTATAGTAACTGAAAAAACAAAATTAAAAATATTCTTAAGATTATTAGTGTCATAGTAGAAATACTCACCACTTGCTATTTGCACTTTGAAAGAGTTGTTAGTTGATGAGCCATTTCTAATTAAGCTAAATCTTGAGGTAACATCTTCGTTAGCACCGTTAGTTACACTCATTGTAACGCTGTATATACTTGAAATACTACCACCTAAAATATCTTGAAACGCAAAACTAGACCCGCTTATGAAATCACCAGGAGACGACGCTTCTGTATGATCATAATCCCAGCCAGATATAAGAGCTGCTTGAGTACTGCCTTGGTTTATAGCTTCATTTAACTCAGATACTAATCCAGAAGTTGAAGTCTCCCAGTATATATCTAGCCTAGAAGTTACTGGCTTTGTTTCTAGTATAGATAAATTGTCATACTTAGTGTAAACCAAGCTACTTGTGTAGCCACTGTTTATAGCACCAAACTGATCATCAGCGTCTTGAGATGTTATTAGCTCCGCTATAAAAGGATTTGACTCTGATCTAAAAAAAGAATAATAAGGGTTATTGCTATCTGTAATTGGAGGTGCTGTACCTGTAGCGTTAAAATCTGCAACATCAAATAGATCAAACAAATTCTCTATAGTGTTTGTTGTAAAAGATCTTCTACCTGGAAAGTATTGTGCATTTTTTCCTGGATATGTTCCTGGGTTAAATGTAGGGTCTGCTAAATCTACTCTACCAAAAAGCACAGCAGAACTTCTAAACTGCTTATCTTGAGGTCCTACCTCAGTTAAATCTCTAGGTACTTTATTTATATTGTCATTTATAAGTGTTATAAACGACGCATTTTGCCCACTTGGATTAATAGCTGAAATAGAGCCTGTATAATAAGGCGTTCCTTTCATAGCACTAGGAGCATACACATTGTAATACTCTTGCTCGTTTTGTTTTATAACTATTTTGTAAGAATACCAACCAAGTGGATTATAGTCTGGGCTAGCTGCATTACCGTTGTAGAGACCAGGTATACCGTTTATTTCATTTTTATCAAAACCAACACCACTAAACACTGCATTAAACTTTGTTTTTATAGAATTACCAAGAAAAGTTATAGAGTTATTAGTAGAATTATAAGGTAGATATACTGTATCAGATCCAAAACCAGAGCTTAAGTTACTTGTATTGTTTGAAAGTATAACCGTAGACTGTCTACCAAACTTATCTGCTAATACCACGCCAACTTGATAATTTCTATTTTCTTTTACGTTATGGTTTGGATATTCTACTGTAGACTTAGCAGAGCCGGCTACAGAGGTAGATAGCTTATCACCAACAGAAACTTGATAGTCTATAAAGTTAGGTGGAGTATGTTTATTTTGAAAGTTGCTGTATACAACTCTATTGCTAATTATTTCTTGACCAAGCGCCTTAACAGGTATTTTATCGTAAACTCTTATTATTTCATCTGAAGGTAGTGTTTTGTAGGGTTTTTGAGAAGTGTAGGTGTAAATATAAGTTGATGAACTTCCACTTATGCTAGAGACTGGTATAGTTTCTACAACTTGTACAGTGTTAGAATCAGACTCTTTATATATGATGTCTATATCTGTTATTAAGTAATCACTCTCTAAATTGTTAGAAGTTGATGGTAGTGGTATTTGTAAGTCTATTTTATCCACCTTATTCTCCATAAATTCAACAATTGTACTTGCAACAGTCTGGTCTTCATCTCCATTTAAAAAATAACCGTCTTGTTTAGGTATAAAAGCTGCTTGAGTAAATGGCGCTATTATAGAGTATTCACCGTCTATGAACTTAAATCTATAGCTAAACCTAACAAATTTATCTTCTAAATACTGTGGATCTCCTGAAAAACTAGCGTTGTAGTATGGGTTTAGTTGAGAGAAACTTAATTTAGTATTATCATCAAGTGTTTGGTTAGAGCTAACTTGTAACGAGTTAGACGTGGTATTGTAATTAACAACAGTGGTATTAGCTACCACACCTTCACCTGTTACAAAAAAACCAACGTTAATTGTTCCTTTTCTATTGTCAATATTAAAAGTAGCTGTATTACTTACCACACCGTTAACAAAAGCTGTAGATTGAGGTGGTAAAAATTCATTAGAAACATTGTACATAGTAGTTTCGTAAACTCCAGTACTAATTTCTTTTATAACATTAGGTGATTTATATGGGTTGTATTTAGCAACAGATATTTTATCTTCACTATTGTAGTATGATATACCGTTGCTTATAGCTATACTTGTATTTATTTTTCTAGGTTGATTTCTATCGTCTGTCCAAAACAAAAGGTTCTCTAGTAAATTAACACCTATAATAGGTTTATTTGTGGAGAAATTTAAAAAAGCACCTTGTAAAAGCTTTGTTCGTTCACCAGTAAGTATATTGTAGGCGTATATAAAGTTCTTAGCTGTAGTGCTATAACTAGACACATCACCTGCGTAAGGATCTGTATAATCAGTAAAAAATAAATAAATAAAACTACTAGACTCGTCAACAACGTAGCCTATACACTCTATATTAGGAGCCGAAGCGTCTGTTGCGAAATCACCATTTACAGTAACAGCATTACCAAGTATATTCTCTAAAGCTCCTACATCTTCACCTTGAGATCTACTAACTTGTATATTCTTAGCATCTCTATACTCTCCATTAGGTATAAGTCTAGAATCCAAGTCTTTATTCATCTTGGATTTTATGAAAGCATTTTTAACTTCAGCCATTTAATTCTAGTGTTTTAACCATTTAGATTTACCTCTCATAGTTTGAACTATTTCATCAAGCTTTATGTTAGATAATCTTATCTTTGCGTTTCTAAGTTTTGCAGACTTTTCTTTCTTAAGTCTTTGTACAATATACTCTGGTTGATTTATTCTAGTAGAAATTATAGCATGTGAAATATAAGCATACATAGCTTCTTCAATCATTTTAGGTATTCTAGTGTCTAAGCTAGAAGACAAACCATCAGATATATATTCTAAAACTATTAATTTATCAACTAAGTTAGATGAAAAAGAAAATTTACCTTCTCTATCATTTATAGTGAACCAACCATTAGCGTTTGCGTATTGAGGATCTAAACCGTAAACTCCTCCATAACCATAACCAACTCCGTTACCGTAAAGACCGTTAGCTAAAGCGTTGTCAATGTCAGCTGATTGGTCATTTTTGTAAAAGTTACTTTTCCATCTTTCCTCAACCACCGAAGTACTTTCAATGTTGTTACTGTTAGCATCTTGAGTAGGTTGGCCTTCACTATCCTGTACGGGTGTTTGATAGGGGTTTGTTGTTAGTTTTGTTGGGTATATTTTGTGAGCAATACCTTGACTATCGTACCAAGACATGCTAACATAGTTAACGTAGTCTTGAGGCATTATAACACTAAGGTTATTAGGTATTGTTAATTCTTGAGAGTTTATGCTTTTAAGCGTATCATAACTAAACTCTTGCATTGCGCGTTTAGCGTGAAATATAATATCTGTTCTCTTACAGCTAGGTATTAATTTACCGTTACCAATATATGCGACTATAAAGTTATTTATTATGTCATTTAACTTAATGTAACCATAAGACCCGTAGTTATCTTCGGTGGTATTTCCATAAGCTTTTTCGGAAGCTGTATTACCATATACTCCACCATCTAGTCTTTTTAACTGAACAACTACAGTTGCGCTCGCTGCTATAGCTCCAGTTATAGTCACGGTGTTATTCGACACAGTGTAAGCTGTAACCTCTGTAAAACTACCACCAACACCGGTTGGGCTTACATAAACCTTAAAATTGTTTAAAGCGTATTGTGGGTCGGTCGTTACAGTAGAGTAAAATACTAGATTAGTATCGAAAGTGGTGGTAAAACTCTGTCCAGTTAAATCACCAGAAGCTTTTCCCGTGAAACCTTGTGCACCCTCGTAGTATTGTCTATTGTTTTCGGTTATTAAACCACCATTTGGTAAAGGCATATCTTATTAGCTTTTTTGATTTATTTCGTTTTGTTGTACTTCGCTAGCGGCTGCTTGCACTATCTGGGGATCTCTTATTATTATACCTGCATACAATAATATTTTAAGTATAAGTCTAGTTTGTTCTGATTCTTGAAGTTCAAAATTTGTAGAACCATAAGTACTACCACCGTTAAAGTCTGATGCTTTTAAAGTTATAACTGGTTTTTGAGATCCGCTACCAAGTTGACCATTGTTTATAGTAATAACATCACCAATAGCATATCCAGTACCAGGTGATACTATATTGACAGAGACGGTAGTTGCATCTGTAACTACAGCACTTAAAGTTAAACCATTACCAGATCCTCCTGTAAAAGTTGGCGTGTAAGTTCCTGCTGTTCCACTAGCTAAAGGTGTAGTTATACTGCTAGTTAAAGACCCTCCTTTGTTTAAAAGACTTGGATTATAAATAGTTGGGTCGTATATATACTGACCTACGCTTCCAGAATAATAACCCCACCTTACGTTAAGTGGTTTTCTTAAAAAGTCTACAGTTATATTACCAGCTTGATTTATGCTAGTTGGCCTAACGTATAGTTTTTTATTCTCGTATAAATACGTAGGAAAGTCTTTTGTTGATGCTGTTAGTGGTGATTTTTCTATATTGTAAAATTCACTACGTGGTAATCTCTGTAGCTCTACTGGTAATCCAATAGAAGGATTATATGTTACAGTACCTAATTTGTAGAAAGAGACTTGGCTAGCGCCAGGCTCTTGACCATCATAGAGTATTGTGTTTAAGTAAGCATCCGTAGTTGGCAACTGCCAAGTTCCAGCATTATAAGTGCAGCTTCCAAATGTTTTAAACGGAGATATTTTCTCATCTATGTTTAACTGTCTATCTGAGTAATCTAGATCGACTTGTGGCACTCGTAACTGTTGGTTTAAATCATCAAAGTATTGATCAAATATGTCAAGTTGTGATTGTGTAGCTATTCTGTTATACTCTACAGGTGTCATATATCCACGCTGCTCTTTATTTAGTATCAACAAAACGGTTTGATATACAGTATTTACGTTTATTGCCATTATTTTATATTTAAATATATGGAGCGGTTTTACCCGCCCCTATATATTATTACCTGTTAATTAATCTTTTTATCTATAGATTTGTATATTTCAACACCTTCATCTGTTTTTAAGAAGTATGCAAATGCTGAATAAGGATTTTCATCGAAAGGAACTTCCATTAATTTTCTTCCGTTACTAGCCCAAGTAAAGTATCTCTGGTCATCTGACAAGTTTATGATATTAGCCTCAGTGGCTTGTATTGCAAAATTCCTTAATTGTACATTTTCATCATTAGCTAAATCTAAGAACAAACCTGGACTCATCTTAGCAAACAATAGTAAATCTCTTTTTAGCTCTTTAGAACTCATCTTAGACACCTTAGATCCTAACTCAACTCTCAATATTGCTTCAGCATGGTCTATATCCATACCTCTTGCGGCATTTAAAGCATCAATTTGGAGTTCTAATATATCTAGTTCATCTTCTGCTATCTCAACTTGATCAAGTTCTTTGTATAATCTATTTTTCAAAGGGTGATACAAAGATAATACTTTTTGAAGATTTTGTTTTTCTTTTGGAACAAATAACGCACCATCTTTAAATATAATGTGACCTAAAGTAGCTTCACCTTGTTGCTCTTTTACGAACGGAGAAGATTGGTTTGTTGCATATCTTATTTCTTTTTGTTCACCAGTGTTTTTATCAAAGTGTAGTAAAGCGTGTTTTGACGTGTGTTTACTAGGTATTGTAAATGTTATTGGTGATTTATTAGAATTTAATACGTATGTTCTATCTTTTATTTCCCAACTTGGTTTAGCTGGTTGTGTTTTTGTAGGAGCTTTTGCTACTACTTCTTGTTGAGGAGCAACCTCAACTTTCTTTGCTGGTGCTTTTTTTGCAGCCATAATATAATATAATTAAATAGTTTATAAGGGTAATAATTACCCCCGTTAGTTCAACGAGGGTAAGAATTACATTTGTTATTTAGTGATTACACACCTTTGAATAATACAAAGTTGTTAGCACCTTGTACACATAAACATCTTTCAGATAAGAAGTTTACTTCCATAGCATCTAGATCAGATGTAGAAGCTCCACCGGCAGAACCAGTTACCCATTGCTTCATTCTTCTGTCATTTGCTTGAGAAGCTCTATATCTTACGTGTAAGAAAGGACGTCTGATGTTTGTACCTAATACTTGATCATAAACCGTAGAAGTTCCAGCTGGTACTAATACACCTTCGATAGAAGAAGTTCCAGTCATAGCTCCACGAGTAGAAGCATCGTTTAAGTATTTCCAGTCAGTCTTATAGAAGTCATAAGAACCTCTTCTGAATCCAGAGAAACCTAAGTTCAATGCCATTTCTTCAGAGTTTTCAAATAATCCGTAAGCAGTACCACCTTGAGCACCTCCAGAGATTGCAGCTAACATATCGTCAAAATCTAAAGACGTTTGTCTTTGTAAGAATAACATGTTTTCTTCAATAGCTCCTTGAGTATCTAAATTTTTCAAGATATCATCGAAAGTATCAAGACCTGCAGAAGCAGTAAACCCTACGTTTACGTTACCTCTATCTTCGATAGCAGCGAATAAACCTTGAGTACCTTTATACCCAGCAGCAGCAGCTGATCCAGCACCAGCCCCTGTAGCTTTTTCTCCTTCTACTACAGACATTTCTAGGTAGTCTTCAAAACGTAGTCTAGTTTCAGACTCAGCTTTTAAGTACCATAAATATCCAGATGTTCCGTCTTCAGTAGCAACTTCTACCCAACCGATTTGAGCCATATCAGATCCGTTTACAACGTATTTATTTCTGATGATGATTGGTGAGTTAGAAAATTGAGTGAAAGAAGGATCTACAGATACATATCCGTCAGCAGCTCCTGCGCTTACAGTAGAGTTAGGTGTAGATGAACCTTTTCCATATTCAGATCCAAATACAAAAATCTTTACACCTGTAGCAGCTAAACCAGCGATGGTTGCAGCAGAGTAAGGACTTACAACTAAAGCTCCAGTTGTTAAGTTAGATGAAATTACAACAGCTTTGATTTCAAAACCTGTTGAATCCATAGCAACGATAGTAGCTCCAGGAGATACAACGTTTGCAACGTAATCTTTAGGATCAGCTGGGTTTAAAGCAACTGGGATAGTAATTGTACTTGTTGTTCCTGCTACACCACTAGTACATCCTTCGTAAGAGATATGTAATCTATTTTGCTCAGACCAAATTACTTGATCAGAAGTCATTGGCATTTCAGCACCTACCATTCTTAAGAATCCAGATAAAGTTCTGTTTCCGTAACGCTCTACTTCTTGTTCGTAGATTTCTGGTAAGTATTGTTGTGCGAAAGTATCAGTATTACCTGCACCTCCGTCGTTAAACTTTAGATAATTGCTATCTAAAATTTCTTGTTTTTGAGATGGTTTCAATGAACCAAATGTTGGACTTAAACTCATTTTTGTTTAATTTTGTTAGTTAAATTTTCTAGTTTTTACTTTTAATTTTGAAGAATCAGCACCTGAAATAGCTCTAACTTTTAAACCATTAATAAACACGTCACCACTACTAGTTTTTCTAGGTTCAGTTGAAATGTTTTTTGATTTGACCATAACATCTCTAACAGCATCAGCTTTGCCTTGCTCATAAAAATGTTGTGCTATAGTATCAGCGTTTCTAGCAGCATATAAAGCTTTGTGGTAACCTTTAGTATCTTTAACCTCTCCTTTGTCATTTAGGAACGTCCCAATGAAGTTAGAGATATCAGATTGTGCTTCTGCTACCTTTTGTGGATTTTTCACGCTGTACCTAAATTTACTTTCACCAACATTGAAATCAAAACCTTTGAAATCGTCGGTTAGTAATTCATTAGTACGTTTTAAAAATTCCGAGTGTTTTGCTTTACCAGCTTTCTGCTCTTCGTTATATCGGTTAAAAAAGTCAGTTGCTTTTTGTTGGTCTTGAGTTACGCCTGGTCTCAACTTGATCTCATCGTAATATTTACTCTTAGTTTCCTCTAAAAAGTTTCTAGCTTTTGCAACTTCTTCTTTAAATGCAAGTTTCTTCTTGCGTATGTCTCTTTGCTCATCGATATCTTCATCATATGAAAAATCTTCTAACATTAGACTTATATCGTCACCTTCTAAATAAGGTTTCGTTTGTTTATAATATTCTTTTAATAATGTTTCGTTATCTACATTAGAGTAATCAGCGTTAAGCCTGACATAGTCATTTATGTTACCACCAGTCTCCTCCATAAAAGAAACTAGCTTTTCGATGTTTTCTGGTAAAGGTTTACCAATTACTTTTTCATCTCTAATAGCTTCTTTATATTCAGCCTCTACTTCTTTAACCTCTTCTTCAACTTCTTCGACTAGCTGTATAGGCGAGTTTGACTCTTCACTAGTAACCACTGTTTCTTCAACTACAGGCGCTTCTTCTTCTTTTATTACCACTTTTGTAACCTCTGGCTCTGTCTCAATCAAAGGTTCTTTCATGCTAACCTTAGTAACATTGTTATCTGGTGTAGCTAATTTTTTAGGTGTCTTTCTTTTTTTTAATTTAAATTCACCCTCTTGTTTTACTGTTTGTTCTGACATAATATAATAATATAAAATTAATAAAGTTTTTTTATCTAGGGTCGAATTGTTCTAATCCGAAACCACCTAGTGAGTCAAAACCTGAAGACTCAAAATTCTTGGGTAGTTCATCGTTCTGACGTTGTGCTATAAGCTCTGATTGTTGTGTAGCTTGTATTCTAGTTCTTTCGTCTTTACGATCTTCTATATCTTTTTCTTTTCCTTTTTCAGCATCAGCCCTTGCTTTAGCTAACTGAATATTGTAATTAAATTCTTCAGCCATAAGCTCTTTTTTAATTTGAGCCTCAGCTTGCATGCGTTGCATCTCGAATTGAGATTTACCTTGTTCTATCTGAAGAGTCGTCTGAGCTAATGCTTGTTGCTTTTGAACCTCAGCCATAGCAGCTTTTTCAGCACCCTGAGCATTTGCTTGAGCTTGAGCCTGTATATTCTCCATTTGAGCTTTTCTATCAGCCTCCATTTTCTGCTTACGTTTTATTTTAAGCATTTGGTTAGCTAACTTAATATTAGATATTTGTCTTAAATCTATAACATCTTCAAGGTCAATACCTCCAGACTGTAATGCTATCTGTATATTTCTTTCTAGTATTTGTTTTTCTTCTTCATCAGGCTCTAAATCCAAGAATATACCAAACTCGTGCATGTTTAGTTTTTCCACTTGCTCTAAAGTGTTTACATTAAAACTACTTATAGAGTTCATTAAAGCGTTTTTAGTTAAAGGGAAGTTCAACATATCAGCCGCTCTTAGACTTATATTCTCACATATCCTAACAGTGATATACATTAATGATTGAAGTATGTGTTTAGTAGCTGTGTTTGATGCGGCTGCTGCTAGTTTTTGTAAACCAACTAAAGAGTCTTTTGCTGGTTGACTACCATCTCTAGCTTCATTAAGCCCTGTGACATCTCTTATCATTTGTAAGTAATACTGATAAGTTTGTATAAGCGCTTGTATCTTGCTCATACCTGACGATGTTTGTAGTTCTTGTATAGGCACTTTAGCTCTGTTAGGATCACCATCTTGTGTTAATGATCTACCAACAATACTACCAGTTTGGAAGTACATATTAAGAGCTTCTTGCGGATTATAGTTTGTTCCGTTACCCAAATCAACCTCAGCTAATCCATCTACATCCACAAAGACACCGTCTGGCACCATACGCGCTAATACCTGTTGTATCTTCAAATGAGTTAATTGTATCATATCAGCAAAACCAATAGTCTTACTGACTATACTTTCAACTCTACCTTTATACATCCTAGGAGCAGATATAGTGTAGTTCATATTAACTCTAGTCTGATCACTAAAAGGTCTAGTCATATTTTCTGCTAACTCCCATTTTAGCATTTTTTCATAGCCTAATATCTTAGCACCACTATATAATACCTCTATAGATCTACTAACTCTATTAAAGTTATCACTTTCGGGTGGATCAAAAGTATCGTCTTTTTCTAAAGCTTTTTCTAAACCTTGATCTGTTTGTTTTATTTTAAATACTTGATTACTATATGTCTTGTATTCAAAATAAAGTACTTGTACGTTATCGTAGTTACCGTCTTGGCCATTGAAACTTCTATTATAGCTAGAGTCACCTGGAAATCTTTGTATCTCTATAAGATCCTCATCTGTTAAGTCTGGAAATTGTTTTTTAACTTCCTCCAACGAAACACTTTTTACTTCACCTACATAATATATATCCTCAAAGTTAGGGTCTTCAGTGTATGAGTAAACCAAGTTAACTGGATCTACATAATCAACAGTAACTCCATTAGCTAAATTAAAATCAGTTTTACTTGCTCCAACACCTAATACTACTAAATCGTATGCTACTCTTTTCTTTACCTCTTCATACTTATTATAATCTAACACATTGTTTATAAGCTCTTCTTCAGCTATTTCTATAGCCTGCTTATATGTTAGTTGCATATGTAACTCAAGTTCCTCCTTACTTTTAGGTAATTGATCTTTAGGTACATTAGTTCTACTTAAGTCAATTCCAAAATTTTGCTGTGCTTCTTGTATTAAGTTTTGTGAAAAAGCATCTTCAGCTAAATCAGAGGCGTGTTGTGTTCTTTCTTTTACAGCGAAAGGATCTGAAGCAAACGACTTTATTTCGTATCCCTTATCTGTCATCCCATTAACAACAATGTCAACAAACTTAGACAGTACAGCTACAGGTTTCCAGTCTAGATTTAAATAGCTTAAATCACCGTTTATAGATAATTCATCTTTATACTTTTGCACGGATTGTTCTCCTCTGGCGTATAATCTTAATTTGTGAAAGTATTGCCAATTGCTTGCGAATCTACCACCAATATTAGTACCTCTATCACCCTTGAACCATTCATTTTCAATAGCTCTACCTACAGCGTAACCATATTCTAAGGTTTGCTTTTCTGCGTCTGGTACTACCTGACTAGGGAAAGAACTGTTTGTGTTAGTATAAATCATTTATTTTATTATTTTTGAAATACTTCCGTTGTTGTCATATCGATTAAAAGATAATTGCACTTTTTTCTTTTGTGTTATGTATACTGGTGAATACTTATTTTTATTACAAGCCATAGCAGCAAGTCCAGAACTTATCGTAGCATCATGCTTTGTTCTATTATTTATATTAAATCTTGCCCAGTCTTCAAGTGTTCTTTGAAAGTACATTTGTCCATAACCTTCTCCAGTATAACCAACATGATCTTCTATGTATGTTTCTATAGAAGCTGCATGGGCTTGTTTAATATCTTCACTAGAGTTTGGTATTCCACCAATTTCTTTTTCAGTTACAGATAATTTGTTATATGCTTTATCAGGTCTATTTATAGAGAAGTTTCTATAACCTCTTCTTCTTAAATAATATAGTAATCTAGGTTTATTATTCTCTGCTAGTATTGGCATACCATAGAAATGTAATGCCATTAAAACATCTTCAAAAAATATCTCAGCTGTTTGCGGTCTAGCTATATACTCTAAAAAAAACATGTTAGATGGAGCATTATCCATATTAAACTTAGTTAAACCATGCAAAGACCCATTAGATCCTCTTTTATCTACTGTTCCTGATATATCGTAGCTATCACACCCAAAAGCGCCTATATGCTCGTTACCAGGATATTTAAGACCATTTTTTATAATAACATTGTTTTGCAAGTTCATAGATGGAATCCAAGACACGTAAAATCTACCATTATTGTTTGGTTTAAATTCAACCATAGTGTCTTTAACATCGCCCCTCCATTGGAAACTACCTCTTGTTACTAAGCTCTTGTTTCTAACCTCTTCATTGAAATCTATCTGTTCATATATCTTAGTTAGGTTGTATAGAGATAATTTTGCTTCATCTCTAAAAGCATGTTTTTCTGTTCTTGGAAACTGACGGTAGTATTCGTTTAAACCGTCTTGATCACTTTTTAAACCATCTACTTCATTTTCCCAATGTTCTATTACTCCTGTGGTTATTAATTCACCGCTTGGATCGACAGTTTCTTTACTTGGCGTATCGAATACAGGTACTCCATAAGCATCGATGAATCCTTCGTAATTCCATTCCATAGGTATGAACAAACTATATAATCCTGAGCTAGTCTGTCCGTTGCGGTTTCTCTCCCTGACGTCTGAAGCATAATATAATTTTTTAAAATTAGAACCACCTTTCTCTAAAGCATTCGATGTACTACCCATCATACACTTTCCTACTATTCTTTTACCTAAACGTAAACAAGTTTTAGTAACCCTCCAATTGTTTAGTATATTATCAGGTCTTTCCCACTTACCACTTTCATCGTGGACTAATAGTTTTAATTTTTCCCCGTCGTACGAGTTGTCCCCGGTGTTTTTCCAGTCGATCGTCGTATCGAGCCCTTGTCTTTCTTCGGAGGCGATACCTTCGTCAAGTTTTTTTCGCGTAAGTTTGGAGGCCGGGACCCTGTACGCAAGCTCCGTCTTTGGCCTGTCCATACCGTCCTGGATTGGTTTGAAGAAGAACGGATAGTTAACTGAGATGGGTACGACCTTATCTGTAAACATCTTTTTTGCATCCTGACCAGACTTTGATAAAATGCCGAATCTGGAGTCTGTTGATATTGTAGCTTGATTAACCGTTTCGCCTGAGGCCATGAAAGAAAACCCTGACCGTCTGTTCTTAAGATAGCACATTCCGTAACAACGAACATCTGATTTACAAGCTTCCCAGAATATAAAGAATAGTCTGTTTGATTCCCTATAGTCTGCTGCCCCAACATCAATCTTGGACCACTGCAAGAACATATAGTGAGTGCCAGTAATATAATTAGCAACACCATTGTTTTTGAACCAAAAACCTTCCTCACGTCTTTTAAACTCTTCATCAATATAGTCATACCATTTCTCTTTAAACGCGTTAGGATATTTCTCCCAGTCAAACACGCTTTTTATTTTTAATAGCTCTTTAGGATAGTTTAACTTTTCCCACTTCTGCTCTGCCTTCTTGTTTGAACGCTTATAAACTTTCTCAGGCTCAGATGGCAAACCTATAACTAGGTTTTGTATTTGTATTACTTCACCTAAAGTACCATCTTTACTTATTATAACTATATCGTGATCAGCATTGTAACCATAATCCCACCTCTTGTGTCTGTTATTCTTTTTTATAACTGATGGCTTAATATAATCGTTCAGCTTTTTTACTAATGTTTGCTCGTACATCATTTAGATCTCCCTTCCGCAAAACCTCTAAAAGGTTTTTCTTTAGCATTTTCAGTATCATTTATCATACTCTTCTCCTCTTCTATGCGAGTGAGTATCTCAAAAGCATCAAATATAGCTAGTTTCTTTGTAGCCGCAGCGTTCTTCAATCTATCGGCAGTTATATCATCACCTGAATCTACTATAGGTTCCTTAGCTACTTTTATTAATTCCTCAACTGCTCTTTGCCCAGCTTGGATTATATTGAGCTTGGTTTTCTTTGTGCTCATATTTAATTACAATGTCTTTTGATTTCATACAATATAATAATTCATCGTTAACGACAAATTCAAATTCGCTGTTAGGTGTAAAACCTATAACATCTCCTTTGTTTATTTTAAGAGCTTCTAAGGAGCTATTACCATATCTTAGTATTCCAATATGGTTTTTACGCTTCTTTAACTCTAACTCATCCTTATTAATTATAGGTGCCACAAAGCATCTATTATTGAAAGGTTTCCACGAGTTGTCTTTACCATATAAATATATTTGATCTAATTGACAAAAATATTTATTATCTTTAAAGTATTTACTGCTATTTACCTCTTTACCTTTTTGGTTGTAGTATCTTCTAAATACATTATGGTGAATAATAACCTCATCACCTACCTTTATAGGGGTTTTAAAGGCTATTGGCACAGATATTACTTTAGCTTTATTATTTATAAATTTGTGACTTTCTATTTTGGAATTTAAAACTAATTTCTTGTCACCTATTTTTAACTCGTTGTCGTATCTTTCTCCTACTGGTTCTACGATAAAGTCATATACACTTCTCATCAATACTGAAGATCATACTCAATGGATATTGCCATGTTAGAATTAAACTTCTTCCATGGCATTACCTCATTGTTTTTTTTGATATGTATGTTATAAGAATTGTCTTCTTCGTCTAGCAGTATATAAGCTATCCTGTGACCTCCATAAACTTCTTGACCTACAGAGTAATGCATCGCATCATTTTTGTAGTCTGAACCTATGCTTATCTTTCTTATAATAGAACTCACTATTCCGCTACTTGAAGAGTTTTTGATTCTTCAGCTTCTACCTTTTCAAAAGATCCATCAGCTAAGTTTACAGTGATATCACCGTATTGTTCCTTTAATTCTGATTTAACTTCTTCTAACGCTTTAGCAGCTTCAAAATGTGCTCCTAAGAATTCTGCTTTTTTAGCTTCCAAGAAACCGATTTCAACTAATATAGCGTTAACCTTTCCTTGTCCTTCTTTTACTGATTTTAATTGTTCTTCTGTTAATTTTCCCATTTTATTTAATTTAATTAGTTATTTTTATATATAATCACACTGTTTATTGTAAAATTACTCATTACGTAATTACTATACTTTATTTACTTCAAAGCTACTATGTCAGTAGCAGTAGTACCTGTAGATAAAACATAGTCCACAATCACATTTAAAACCGATCCACTTTGAACGTTTTTAAATACAATAGCTTCGTTAGCTGTTGGAAGCCCTGAGCCAGAAGCTCCTGTTACACCAGAAAGTATTACCTTTACATCACCACCGGTTCCTACGTATAAGCAAGAACTTTTTAAGTTAGTTGCTACACTTATTGTGTCGTTTTTAGTTACACTAGCAGCAAAAGTGCCAAAGTCTGGTTGATTTGCGTATTGTCCCATTTTTTTATTTATTTATTTTTATTGAATAGTGGCCCTAGTTTGTCCACAATTTTTTCACCACTCCTACCTATTACATAACCTCCAATACCTATTTCCAGTAAACCCCAAAATTGAGGTTCTAATGTAGGTGTTATTAGCTGTGCTGATAGTTGTGATATAAATTTAGTGTATATAATTATAAAACCAAACGAAAGCATTAGTATTGGTCTCCAGCTTCTCTGCAACCAATTGCCATTAGCTTCAGCTACAATAATTTCAGTCTGCATTTTTTGCAACTCTAACTGAGCATCTTGTAGTACTTTGAATATTTCATTTCTAGCATTTAATCTTTCTTCCTCACTAGTGAATAGGTTATCAACCACATCACC